ACATTCAATGAACCAATCATGTTAACTGTGTTACGAACAAGTGATGTTAACTGCTTGGGCTTACGACCCATATCACCTTTCATATCACCTTTGTTAAACTGATCGATATCAGTAGGTGTTAGTAACATACCCAAACTGTCAACTACAAACAATACTTTAGGACGGTCTTCTTCATCCATTGCTTTGTAATCTGTAATAAATGTTGACAATGTTTTAGCAACATCATCAATCATTGACATATTCAGTTTTAATAGTTTTTCTTCAGATGTGTCTACATCTAATGCATGTAGCCAACTTTCATCAAGTGCATTCTCTGAGTCAATTAGTACTACAAAGATACCTTGATCTTGTGCTGCCTTTACAATGTTACCTGAACAGATATATGATTTACCTGCGCCGGATTCACCTGCAAACACAGTTACCTTACCAAGCGGAACACCTTTATTAAAGTCGCCACTAATAAGATAGTTTAGTGCATAGTTACCTGTGCTGATCCAATCTTTAGGATCGTTAAATCCACTACTCATACCTGAGATGGATTTTGTTAGGTCCTTACGAAACCTTGTTGGGTCGAATGATTTATTCGCCATAATATTCTCCTATCTAAAAAGTGCCGTTACTAGCGTTTGAAGTGTTGACAGGTAAACCATGAATCTCTGCTTCGGTTTTGCTAGTAACGGTTATTGTTTTATTAACCTTGACGTGCTCTAATCATTGCTAGAATGTCGCTTGCACTACCTTCAGTTGAAGGTGCTGCCTCAGCCGCTGGTGCTGGCTCTGCTACTGGAGCAGGTGCTGCCTCTGTTGCTGGTGCTGGTGCTGCCGCTGCCGGTGCTGGTGTTGCCGCTTTAGGTGCTACTGGATCGCCAGTTGCTTGTGACATGCCTGCTGGACGGAAGTATGAACTCCAACGCTCTGCATCATATGCTTCGCCGTCTACAGATGCTTCAAACATCTCCTGCATTACTTTCTGTGCAGTTGCATCTGGCTTCTTAGGCAAAAAGTCGCTAAGATTAAACAAGCCGTGTGTATCAACAGCAGCCATTTCTGTGTCTCCTAACGGACGCTCTCTACGAGCCCAGTTTGAAGTCGAATAGTCTGCGTATCCACCTTTACTTGTTTTGTTAAGACGGAAGTCTACACCAGCAGTGTAATCTGTTGGCAATTCTTCCATGTCTGGGTCCATAAGTGCTTGCTTAATGATGTTAAAGATTTGCGGACCAATAATAAACCTACGAACTGGGTTCTCAGGTGACTGATCGTCTGCAATTGGATTGTCAGTTACAAAGCCTTGGAATACGTATGAACGCTTTTTCCAGTACTTACGACCCATGTCTTCTAGACTTGAGTCTTTAAACCAACCACGTACTTCATTTAGAATATTACATGTTTCACCGTACATTTCCATACATGGAATTTGTACTTGTACAGGCTTACTACCTGTTTCTCCTTTGATACCCGCAAATGGAAGTTTAATCATCAAACGTTCTGCCCAGAAGAAAGTATTATCTTCGTTGCCGTCTGGAAGGAAACGTAGAGTTGAACTCTCGCCTTCTTTCATATTCCAAAATGGGTAAATTGGGTTTGGACCTTGTGATTGTCCACCGCCTGATGAGCGGGTTTCTTGTTCTTTGAGCTTTGCTCGGATTTCTGCTAATGATGCCATAGTGCCTTTTCTCCTATAATAATGCCTATATGCAGAGCAACTACATTGTTACTCTTGTGCCTTTTAGTGTTTGTAGCACAGTTATAAGTATAACATCTCTACAAACAATGTCAAGTCTTTTTTAAAGAAAAACTTAAAAACTTATGAGTATTAGCAGATTATCTTAAACCTGCTAATTCTCTCATTCTGTCAAAATCGCCTTCGTCTTGTACTTCCATTTGCTGCGGTTGAGCTTGCATTTGGTAGTCGTCATATAAAGAATTAATTTTTTCGATAAACGCCTTTGCGGGTTCTATGAACTCTTCGCCATAATCTTTTTCAATCATAGTTAATACTGCTGTTTCGCCTTTCGGAAACTCGCCTATTTGTCTATCGTAATATGATAATATAAACTCGCCTAATGGTGTCTTTTGTTCTTCTTTTTCTAACTTAATCTTTTCGCCGTCTGGGCCATCAATTTCATCGCCCTTTTTCTTGCCATTCATTTTGGCTTTTGCTACAGCGCCTGAGTATGCATTGCCTTCGTCAAACTCGATATCACCGTCTCGGAATGCTTCATCAGCCTGTTGTTGAATGTCAGCGTCATCCCAATAAAGCATGTCTTCTGGACCAGGTAATGTATTAGCAACTATCTCCGGCTTACCGTTTTTAATTTCAACTTCAACTTCTACTTCGTGTTCGCCACCATCTTGATCAGTAACAAACAACGCCATAGTTCCTACTTTGCCTTCTTGTGTTTCGTTAGTTTCGCCTTCAGCAAACTGACCCATACTAGCTTCAAATGCTGCCTCTAGTTCAGCATCTTCTGGAACACACTTGTTTACACGCTTACCTTTGTTCTTACCTGTACCTTTTTGCGTACCGGCTTTCTTATAACCGTCCCAGCATTTGTCTGGTCCTGCAACTTCGTCTAATTCGTCTGGACCAATCTCTGTTGCTTTAGTTGCTTCGCTTACTAGATTATAAATGTACGGAAATACATCTGCTAGTTCTTCATTAAACTGTTTAATAGTTAATTGGTCAATCCAATTTTCTGCAACATCACTCGGAACATCTTCTAGTACTGGGGTTTCAAATGCTTCAAATGTTTCTTTGTAATATGCTGGCTTTTGTAAGCTCTCGATAGTCTTCTTAACTGTAGCAATACGCTCTTTAACAATATCTGTGTATCCTGCTAAACTTTCTGCCATTACTGCTGAACGACCCATGTAGTTTTTAAATTTACGTAGTTTAGCCATTTCTTCTGAAAGGCTTACGATATGCTTACCAAAGTCGTCATATGCATGTCCGCCTTCAGCGACATGGCGTGCCATTGCTCTAGCACCACTTAGGTGTTTGTATGGATATCTAAATCTTTCACCGTCTGCACTTTCGATATATATTTTTCCAATACTACGTGTACGTCCTACTGCTGTTTCTTGATTAATGCTTTCTGTGTGCTTAATCATAATACGTGCTTCGCCTACATTTTGATAGCTAATGCGGCTAGTTCCGTATAATTTTGATTCGTTCATGTTGTCGTCCCCAGTCTTTGTTGCAAGGTATTTATAATCTCTTTTCTCTAAATTTGATTTTGTAATGTCTCTAGTGTTAAACGATAACATTCTTTTCTTTGAAAAAGATCTTAATTCCTTTAAAAAATCAAACCATAAACTTTTTGAAACAGCATTTTCTACAACGCCTTTATGATACATTATTACAACACCGTCTTCTTCTGATAATGATATGCTTACATTACCCAAGTCTTGTGTTTTGTCGTTGTAAGGAAATTCAAAAAATCTTGCTTGAGTAGGATCGTTTACTACATTTCCTTGGCCGTCTCCAATAGTTACATTGGCAAATCGCCCACGTATCTTTGAAAATAATTCATTTGCTGTTTGATCAAGTTTGTTCATATTAATATTATTTATCCAAAGTTGCTACTAATGAAGATTGGCATTGGTGCTTCATAATCTTCGTCTTGTTCTGCTTGATTAAACGTATTGTAAATTCTGGGATCCCAGTCTTTAAGAACAGCCATCATTCTAATACATAATAAAGTAGCACTAACTAAGTCGTCTGTCATTCCAGACTTTGCTTGAAAGCTACTACCTGTTGCTACGAAACCTTTTAACTCTGATAATAAAGTCTTACTACGTACAGTCATTTTATCGTTTTCAATCATTGTTTTCATACGACTACATGCTGTAATTTTTGTACTGTGTGTAGTATTAAATCCTTTTCGAAACTTTCGCACATGTCCTTTTCGAATAGGTTCAGACACAAATAGTCCTGGTATATTCTCTTCCCCAAAATCGTTTATAACGATTAATGCTGCTTCGCCAATGCCGTTATTTTCGACTGACCAATATATTCCGTTTGGATTTCTTGTTTCGCTTTCGATGTATTTGCATATATCTGATAGTACTCTTACTTGTCCTGGAATCCCAGTTTGATTGTGTTGCCATTCTGCTACTTGCTCGTAACTAGGCAACTCAAACACTTGTATAGCAGCATTGTCGCCGCCAGTACCCATGCTAGGATCTAATCCTATAGCATATGTAAATTGGTTGGTAGGCTTTTTATACCAACGTGTTTGTCCCATATTTAATATAGGTCTTTGGCCTTCCATAGCACTAAGTTTGATTGAATTAATTAGTGTTTCGTCAAATACTAAGAACTCACAACCGTATTCGCGTCTAAACTTTTCTTCGCCAATACGTCCAATTTCTTCTTCTTTCCATTTTTCATCTCTATCTGGGTGTTCGCTCCATTCTGCTACAAAACTGTGAAACCCATTTGTTCCTAGTTCAGTTTCATTACCGTGTGCATCAAATTTTTCTTCTGCTTGTTTCCAAATCATAGCAAATGTATCTTCGTCTGAGTTGGGTGTACTTGTAATAATAGCTCTACCGCCTGTTGCTAGTGTAGGTGATATTGAAGTCCAAAACTCTTCTGCAATATTAGGTTGTACAAATGCAAACTCGTCACAGTATAGTAATGATATACTCATACCACGTCCTGTATTACCTGTTGTAGTTTGTGCTACAATACGTGACCCATTTTCAAATTCAATTGATTGCTTGTTGTAACTTGTAACACCTGCTCTAATATGATCCGGACACGTTTCATATACAAACCGTATACGTGACATAATCTCTTGCGCACCTGTATATTTGTGCGCAGCAACAAGTATTGTTTGATCAGGATTAAACATTGCATACCATGCTAGATAGATACTAGCACATGTAGTTTTACCTGTTTGTCTAGGCATCATATTAATGTTAAAGCGAAAGTTGTGATAGCTGTGCATCAAACGTAACTGATACTCATAAGGATCAAACAACAACTTACCTTTTACAGGATGCTGTATAAATGCAAAGTGTTTTGCAAAGTGTAAATATCCTTCGTCAGGATCCATGCACTTTTGCAAATCTGCAATATGCTCTTCTGTAAACGTTTCTGTTTTATTCGCCTTCTTAATTAAGACGCCGTCTAATGATGCTGCCATACTAGTATTTAACCAAAAAAATAGCACCCGGAGGTGCTATTGAGTTTGCTGGTTATCTTTTGTTATTAGCTACAGCCGCAGCTTGAACATGCTTTTAGCAGTGTCTTGCCTTTGCATTTTGGACAACCTTTTTTGTCGTCTTCTTTTACTTTTGCATCTTTGGCTGCTTTCTTCATTGGCTCTTTTTTGTCGCCGTCTTTATCTAAGTCTAAAAAGTCTGGCTTGCCTTTCTTTTCGCTTAGTGCTGCATATAGATCAGCTTTGATATTTTCTAACGCAGGATCATTAGTACGAATTGCTTTACGGTCTTTTGAACGATGTAAGTCATCGCCATCAGGTGTAACGTCTTGCATATCGCCTACTCTTGTATCTGGAGCGTTAGCATATCCATCTTCGTCCATATCTAAATCATCATTGCAGCTACTATCTTTTGTATCTGAATCACCTGGTACATCGTCTTTACCTGGAATCTTTGGATCGTCCATAATTCCTGCTAAACGTTCCATGTCCATGCGCGGAGAAAGTGTCTTAGCACTTACTTCTTCTGCGCCACCTAATCCTGCATTTTTCATCATGTCTAATAAGTCTGCTACGTGCTCTTTACCACTTGCATTCATTGACACATTTACTGTTACTGGATTTCCTTTGTCTACTTCTTGTGGCGGAATTGCTGGCATACCAGGCATTTCATTCATTCCACATTCGTCCATAGATTCTAAAAGTTTTTTCATATCCATTGTTATTTTCCTCCTACTACTGATGTAGCGTTCTCTTCATTCTTTATATCGCTGCTTTCGCCTACTGGTGCAGCGGCAGCTGGATCGTGTTCTCTTTCTTTACGGGCTACTTCTAACTCTTTAAGCAAGTCCATTACTCTATCACCTGCTACAGATTCTTGTGCAGACTCACCGCCCATGTCTTCTTGGGTTAACTTTACTTCATATGTATCTGGTACTGGAGTACCTTGTGCATCTTCTAACGGGTCGCCTTCGCCACGTACAACAATATGTCCTGCTGGACAATCACAACAACTATCTAAGTACTCTCCTAACACTTGAGCAGTTGTCGGGTATGTTAACTCTGCTTCAAAATGTGTAACTTCCATATTATGTAAGTTTGGAAAATCTAAAGGACGTTCTTGGATTGGTGTTTTTTTACCAGTTGTTATATTAGATACTTTAAATCTTTCTAAACAAGTTTTTAGATGATCATTAAAGCCGTCTGGTAACTCGCCAGCGATTGCTATTTTAAATGGGTAAGCCTTTTTAGACTCTGTTAAATATTCTGTAAAAGATTTCATTGCGTATTGTCCTATTATATATTATTTATCTTTATCGAGACCTTTTAGCTTCTCAAGGAGACTGTTTCTGTCAGTAACCATATAATTTTCGCCATGAATAACATCTCCGGCACCATTTGCATTAGAGTCTCTATCCATTTTATCTTTTTTAAGTTGCAGCTCGATCATTTTTAACTTTTTATCTAGTTTAGCAGTCTTAGCGTCTAATGATGTTTTTAACATTCCGCCTGCTACTTCGAATACTCTACTAGCATAGCGACTTTCAACATTCATTCCTAAGTCCATTAAATCATCATATGCTTCTAATGCACGTGATGCAATGTCTTCAAGTTCTTCGTCTGCTTTTTGACCAAGTCCTCTTACTGCTGGTAATGCTCCTGCAATCTTATCAAACTCAGCTATATCACGCATAGTTTCTTGTTGTCTATCCACTTCATGACTTTGCTGTTCTTTTTCTTGTGATACTGCCTTTTCAATAATTTCTTTTGAATCAGGCAAATCTAATAATTCTTCTAGTTTTTTAGTCATCAATCTATTCCATTATATGCTAGTTTTATTTATCAGAATTTGTACTTAAATGTTTCAATATCGTTTTTAAACTTATTTGCTACTATTTGTTTGGTATTATCGTTATAATATTCTCTATAATCTTTATTTCTAGACGAGGTATTTAAGTATGGTAACTCTTGTTTAATATTAAATTTATCTTTTAGAAGTTGTATGTCGTGGTTTATATTTTCTAATTTCATAATATAGGATACACCTATAGTCCTATGATGTTGATCTTTTAATTGTGTTTTTTCTATAAAGTATTCAAAGCCTTTTTCAAAGTTTTCTAGAACTTGTTGATTGTATTCTAAACTAAATTTACCTTTTTCTCTAGGGTTTTTAATCCTGCGTAACGCTCTATCTCTAGTAAAGAAATACCAGCTTACACACCAGTCCCAAGGATTTCGTACAACTGCAAAACTAAAGTCAAACCTTCCGTACTTTGCTTCAAGTGCCTGTAATGTGTGATGCTTAGTAGCTTTTGTTACTTGGCTAGATGTGTTATCTAATAACCATTTTTGTATACTGCTGCCGCCTGTTTTAGGAATATGTACAAAGATACTATTGTGAGGACTTATAATTACAGCCATTATCTTCTTTTGCCGTTATGAAAAATATCATTTTCAGTAACAATTCTAAAAAATATTCCCTGTTGTTTACACCATGCTCTTGCTGCTTCCCACTTGGCTTGATTGATAATCCAATGAGCTTGATTAGCTCGACTCTTGCCTGTCTTTTCTTTTAATGATTGGTTTTCTGGTTTTACTTCAATAAGTTCAACTTTACTTTTTCCAGTCTTACCTGCATATGCAATAAAAAAGTCTGGTACATATATTGTTTGTTTTCCAGTAAGAGGATGTCGATACGGTATTTTTACTGCTTCACTTGCCCATTGCGTTACACTAGGATGTTCGTCACAGAATCTCATAAATGCAAACTCCCAACTACTTCGATATGTTGGAGTTTTATTACCCATATATTTTTCAGGATTTTTTAATTTAAATTTACCTTGAGCATACTTAGGCATATCATTATTCTTCTGATGAAATTATAATTTGACCTACCATACTGCCGTGGAATTCACAGATGTAATAGTAAGTACCAGGTGCAACACCTGTTGTGTCCCAAGTACACACACCGGATTCGAATCCATTTCTAATAACACCGCTGGTTACAGTTGAACCTGTACCTGTTACAGCAGCAGTCTTAATCCAGAACGGATGTCCGTTTACATTTAGGGTAAACTCTAAGATGTTTCCTTGATAAACTTCTATACTAGGATCGTTTTGGGCATTAAAAGATCCATTAATGTCACTTCCTGTTAATACATAATTAGACGAACCAGATGATGTTACACTGATACTGTATGTAGTTTGTGGTACTGCTTGTGTAGTTATAGTATATGGATTTTGTTGACCATATTTAGAATACATCATTCTATTGTATGATCCCATAATACTAGTAGTAAAAGCTCTATAATCACTATCATTATTTGCCGTTTCGTTTATTACTGATTTAGAATCAGCAATCATAATTTCTGTTAATTGCGCAGGTGTTAAATTAGGACGAGATTCTAAGTATAATGCTAATACGCCTGCAACTTGCGGTGCTGCCATAGATGTTCCGCTTATACTCATTATATTAAAATTTGTATCTTGTGGATAATCTAATGCTGTAAATTTATTAGTATTATAATTTATACTACATGTACTTTGTATGTCTGTTCCGGGTGCCCAAAAGCTAACAGCAGGTCCTTTTTTACTAGATCCAGCTGTCTTATCAACACTAGAAGTAACTGCAGAATCAATATTACCTACGTTAAATGCAGCAGCACTATAAGGAGAACCGGGTCTATGGTAAAATCTTGTGCTTCCATTAAACACAGCCGTGTTATCATAATCAGCGCCTGCAGGAAGATCTGCTTTGTAATAATCGTTGCCAGCTGCTATACATACATGGATGCCGTCGTTAATCATGTCTTCAACTTCAGCATCAACGACCGCAACCTGTGACGGTATCTTACGAAAGTCGTCGTTACCATTGCTGCCATTAAATTTTGAAACAATACCGTAATCATCCCAAAGCTCTGTATCTGTTTGGGCTGCAAATGTCCAAGGTGTTCCTCTATATGTGCCGCCTGTTGGATCGTCTGTGTACGATGTGCTATAACCCCAACTCATATTTACAACAGTAGGTCTACCATTTGTTTTTGCGTTGTGCCATAAACGTATTGTATCAAACGAAGTTGATATTGGGATGCCATTTCCAGGATCATTAGTTCCTTCTAATCCATTCAATTTTTGTGAATATATGTGTGCGTCTTTTGCCCAACCATAAGTTCTACCAGCTGCTATGCCTGCGCAATGAGTGCCGTGTCCATCGTAATCATCATAAAAACTAGCGTCTTGTGTTCCTGATATACCACTTGCTTGATACCAATCTATTACTTGAAATCTAGATATGCCGTTAGCATCATTCCATTCTGGATGATTTACATCTACGCCGCTATCCTGTATTACAATATCTACACCTTTGCCAGTTAACGAATATGTATAATCGCCTGCTGTAGTAGTCGAAGAAGCATATACATTAGTTGGCTCAATACAACGCCGTAATCCCCAATTTACATTTACTGTAGCACTGTTGTCACCTCTATAAAATATATTATTTTGACTAGCATTTAATCCTATTTGGATATCGTCTCTATTTTCGGGAGGTTCTTCTACTGCACGTACTCTTGAATCTAATCGTAGTGCTTCGGCTTCTTCATCTGTAAGCATAAAGTGTGTTTGTATTTTTGATCCTGGACGAGCATTAGCAATGTTAACACTTCTACTAGGTATAGGTCCTTCTCCTGAGCTTGCAGTAATTTCTGCTTCTAGATCAGGTAAATGTTCTCTTGACACTGCTATTACTGAATACTCTTTTTCCATTCAATTCTACCTTAATATAGATTTACCCAAATAGCGCCGTCCCAAAATACAGGGTAAGGTCTACTATTAGCTGAGTTTGCGGGGTCCCAACTGACGTTATCAGCTACTGCAAATGTTCCTGGCTCAGGACTTGTTGGTGCAGAACTTAATGGTGTTAATTTAAACACGCTATCAAAGTTTGCTGTGCCATTAATGTTTACATCATCTGTTGCTGTAATGTTTACACTTGCTGCACTATCTAGTGATAAATTGCCAGTACCGGCACTTGTAAAGTTACTAATAGTAACTGTTGCATCAGTAAAGTCAACATCGCCGTTAGCTGTAATATCATTAATTGTTAAACTGCTGTCTGTGCCATCTGTACCCACGTTAAGTATTGTATGCGAGCCTGTTGGTGTAGTACTATTACCAGCTGCTGTACCTGCCAACGTACCAGTAAACGTAGTACTAGAACTTGAAACATCAACAACTACTGTGCCGTCTCTTTTAATAACATCACCAGCAAATCTTGCCTCAGTTACTGCATCACCCGAATAAAGTATAACTGTGTTTGATGGATCTGCTAAGTCGTATACAATACCACTTGCATTTGCATTTGCTGATGCTGTTTGGTCTGCTACCCATGCATAGTCCGAACCGTCCCAACTTAGTATTTGCCCACTTGAAGCACCACTTGTATTTAAGTGAGTATCTACATTACCATCAGTGTAAGATGACCCGCCGCCTCCGCCTAGTAGTCCGTCGTTGTCCGAAAGCTCATTAACATCTGCTGGTATAGTAGGTTTATTTGTTAGATCAGTATAACTTCCACTAAATGAACTGCCGCCGATATCTGCGTTATTTGCAAGTTGTACCCAACTACCACTGTGTGCAAAATATGCAGCACCTGTTCCGTGTACATGTGCAAACATACCATGATATGCTGAAGCATCTGGTAAGCCAGCTTCTGTAGAATACACGTTACCAAACAATACTTTATTGCCGCCCATGTCTAAATCGGAGCCTGTGACAGCACTAATAGCGTCTGAATCTGAATATGATGCGCCTGAGCCTGCTTGATCTACCCATTCATAATCAGTACCGTCCCAGCTTAATATTTGATTAGAAGTTGCTGAACTTTGATTTAAATGAGTATCTACGCCAGTATCTACTGCACCAGATGCAAGTTCTCTAGACGTAACTACATCTTCAAAAATCATATTTTCTGTGATAGCATTAGCTGTTCCAGCCTGAATATAAGAAGATAAATCTACAGTATTGCTTTCATCTGCTGGTCCCCATTCTGTACCAGACCATTGTAGTACTTGTCCAATAGTAGCACCAGTATCTGAACAATTTCCTAAGTCCTGTAAATTAACAGGAATAGTTGGCTTGTTAGTTAAAAAGTTATAATTGCCACCAAATAAATCTGGTTTGTTTTGTATACTGTCCCATTGTACCGGAGTTGATGCAAGAGTTGTTACACTTATAACTCTAGTGTTTAAGTCTATAAAATTTCCGTCCATCTCTGCATATGTTAACGGATCTCCTTTATCTGCTCTTAAAATTATTGCCATTAGTTGTCTCCTACATATCCTGGTTCAACATATCCAAGAACTAAGTAGTCCTCTTCTACGTTATTAATATCTTCAGGTGTATCAAATACTTCTACATTTCTTGATTCAACTAAAGTTTCTTGATTTTCTAATCTAAATCCTAACGTACTAGTTTTAGATCGATTATAGTTAAGTATTTCTGTAACTAATGTACTAAGTTGTACTTCAGTAAATCCCTTTAAACTATCTAATAATTTAAAAACAGGTAACTGATCTATTTTTGCTTGTTTCATTAGTATAGTTGCAATACTATACGCTGCTGTTTTTTCAAAACCTCTTTTTTCAAAATACGTAATTACTGCGTCAACTTCATTAGCTGAAAATTCTAATCTTGCTGAATAGTAACTATCAAAGAATTCTCTAACCGAGTCGTCACTTGATGTAAACTTTTTTTGAGGTATGTTTCCTGTAAATGCCATTCTTTAAGTTCCTGTTTGTGTATTTGGTAAGTTATTTGCTTCTTGTGCTTGTCCAATTTTTGCAGATTTAGCTGCGGCACTTGAATTATTATTTTTACTAGTTGCTTGTGTAGTTTCTGTTCCCTTGCCGGAAGTCTTACCAAAAAATGTGCCAGTTATGCCGCCTGGGCTTGGATTCTGTCCTGCACTTACAACTGCATCAGTTAATAATCCAAAGCCTTCTCGTTTAATACTATCTAACGATAAATCTTTTGCGTTTCTAATAGTGTTTGCTGCACCAAGTAATGTGCCTAAGCCAACATTACCACTTGTAATATCACCTAGCACACTTGACGCTCCGTCTAGTATGCCGCCGCCGCCAAATAAGTTTGCTACGCCGCCACCTTCAACGCTTAGTGGACTTGGAGTTTTGTCATAATGTGAAGTAGCAAATGTTGCCGGTTCATCTTCGCCTACTGCGCCATCAGAGTATAATACTGATTCATAATTTAGTGACATTTTATTTTCTACAACACCTTGGCCGTCTGTTTGATCCATAGTGTCGTGTCCCCATGATGTAATTATAGGATTAACTAAAGTGTATTCTTGATACTGATGTCTACTAAACTGATATAGTTTTATATTCTTAAAAAATGGTTCGACTTTATCATTGTCTAAACCAAATCGATATGTTCTTCCATTTGCTTCTTTGTATGTACTACGAGGATCGTATGTTGCACTAATGTCCGATATATTTCCATCTCTATAATAATATCTATAGTATGCTTGCATTAACGAGTTAGTAACACCAACATTATCATCGTGCATAATGATAGAAACCGGACTATAATCTAATCTAGTTTGTATATTCTTTTTTCTGTTGTATTGATTCTTTGTATCAACAGCAGCAGTATATTGAGGCAAGTCTACTTGCTTACACAACATATTCATTTCTGCTCTATGTCGCTGTGTCATTTTTGGAAATGCACGTAATACTGAATCTGTAAAATTAAAATTTATAAAATATAAAAATTTTGTTTTTGGAGCAAGACGAAATGCACTATCAACATACAGTCTTTGAGCATGTTGGAAATCACCAACAATCCCTTTTGGGTTAGTTGCGCCGCTGAAAAAATTATCTAAGAATCCATTTAATTTATTTGCCATACTAATATTTATCCTTAGTGGAAAGTGCGCATATAATAAAAAAGGAGCCCTAAGACTCCTTTTTCGTTTGACAATCTACTTAGTTAAGTAATTAGCCTGCGCCACCGCCGCCAGTTACTAGAGTATTAACTGTACGTCCAACTGCTGTACCAATGCCAGTACCTGTTGGTGATTGTACTGCGTTATCATATCTAATTGATAATGCAATAGTTGCTGGATCATTTGTAGCATAGTTTAATGTGTTGTAGTTTGCATTAGTTAAGAAGCAGCCGTAGCACTCCCAAGTTTCTAATACACCTACTTCGTTAGCGCCGTTGCCGCCGTCTAACATTTCGATACGTGTTACAAATTTGTAATCAATGCCTGAAGCAGCACTTGACTGTTCAAAGAAATCAAATTGTTTCTGCAATTGCTCGCCAACTTGCTTAGTAACGTTGTTACTTACATCGTCTCTTACATTAAGTGTAATTGGTTCCCAAGTATGCTTACCAGCAAGGTAGCTTCTTGAGTTGTAAACGTCTAAAGTAATTTCTTCAAATGTTAAGTTTGGACGAGTTACGTCTACTACTTGTTTTGTTAGTTCTGTTGTGTTACCACTTACTCCGAAGTTTTCTAATGTTACCCTAAAGCGATATTGTAACTTAGGCATTAATAAGCCTTGGTTACTTGCGCTAGAGTCACTAGCTAGTGGTACTGTAATTTTTGATAATGTTGAGATTGCCATTTATATTTTCTCCTGTTGCTAGTATTTATCAAAGTAAGGACCCCTTTTATCAGGGGTCCAATTACTTAATTAAAGTCCTGCAATTTCTCCTGTATTTTTAAGTCTTAGCGGAATGTAAATAAACTCTACTGCCTTAACTGGTTCAATTGCTATGTCTAAGTATAGCTCATTACGGTCTATTCTTCCTGGTGTGTTGTTTGACTCATCACAAACAACTAGGAAATCGTAAAGTGCTCTTTGTCCTACTAGCTCTAAGCATAGGCTTTCTGCTGCTGCTTTAATTTCATCTCTAGTAATCTTGTCATTTGGTTCAAACAAGTAAGGCTTAGCAAGTTTGTTAAGCTGACTACGTAAGTAAACAACTAAACGTGCTACGTTTACTCTGTCTAGTGAAGAAGCATTTCTTGCACGAGTCTTTTGACCAAATACAACTAAGCCTGCGCCATTTAGTGCTGTAATTGGGTTAACTGAGTTACTATACAATGTATCACGTTGTCCTTCATTAAGTGCAATACTTATGAATTCGCCCTCGTCACTAATATAACCTGTTGAAGTTGCGTTTGTAACTCCGCCACGTCTTGTTCCTGCTGGAGCAAACCATGGATAAGAAACTTGATCACTTAGTGCAATTGTACGCAATGCCATATGACTTGCAGGAACAACAACATTGTTACCTACGTTATCACTTGTAAAGCCTGCTGGATAATAAACACCCATGTACTCATCTCTGCTAACTAAACCGTCATCGTTATCTTCAACTGCTAAACGAACGTTAGTTCCCCACTCATTTAGTGAAGTTGCGTCTGGCTTCAATCTCATTGGACTGTCACCTACAATAAATGCACTTAGGCCTCTATCATAGTTTAGACCTACCATTTCACCAATTAGTTCTGGATAACCTGGTGTAGCCATTACATTAAACAATCTTGTTTCGTCATCTCTTAATGCATCATTGCCAACAACCATTGCTTGTAAGCTAGTAATAACGATTTGACGTTGTGCTTTACGACCAAAGCTACCTGAGCCATCTGCTTGGTTAGCTGATGCTGTTACCCAACGATGTGGATAGTAGTTTGCTTGGCTTTCACCTGTTATAGCATTGTCAGTATTTAAATCAACATAGTTACGTACAAAACGCTTAACGTTAAATCCGCTTCTGCGTAAGTTCCATAACAACATACCTCTTGGATATAATGCTGGGCTTGGGCAATCGCCGTCAACATGATCAGAAGCTAATAGTTCTGCAATATCTCCTGCTTCGCCGCTGTTTGCGCCTGCTGTGTTATAACGTGCATCTGCAAATAGTACGCCGTTTTCAGTTGTTTGATCTGAACTATCAAGTAAGATCCACTTCAATTGAATTGCGTCCCAACGATAAATTGTTGGATACTCTTCAATATTGGCTGTGCTTATCCATAAGTCGCCTTCTACTAAATCAGAACCATCTGATTGTTTTGTTGGTTCAGATGCAGTAACAAGTGGTCCTGCTGGGTCAGCGTTTGGATATACGTTATTGTAACCTTTCCAGTCAGCGCCGTTATGTACCATAATATCAACTTCGTCAACAACTGAGTTATACCATACTTGGCCATCACTTGCTAAACTTGAAGGAGCATCGTCGTCTGCTGTAAGAACTGCTTTTTTCCAGTTACTTGCAGTAAACGTAAGTGTAGCATCTGATCCTGAAGTTCCAACTGCAATATAAAGATTAGGTGTACCTGATCCATCAGCATAATCATATGCTGCAAATCCTGCATTACTAAATGCTGCTGAAGTATCACTAATTTCAATATCTCCGCCCTTAGTATGCTCAATTACTATTTTGCCAGCACTAACACTTGCAACAACATGTAATAAGCCTGCTGTGTTAATTGCGCCTGCAAATGTATCTGCATCGCCTGATGTTCCGTCACATGTAAATGATACTGTAACTGGTGCACCAAAGTTAGACTGTCCTGGAACAGTTTCAGCTATTGTAAATGTTTCTGCACCTACTGGAAGACCTGTAATAACTGGACTTTCAATTTTTGTAGTACCTGTATTTGATCTTTCATATACTGTAAATGATGCTCTAGCTGGTGTTGTACCTTGCGCATTTGATAACGCATATGATTCGCCTGCTGATAAGTTAGTTCCGCCGCCTGCTCTGTCTAAACCAAACAATGCATCTGCATTTGATTTGTAAAGTGGTAACTCAACTGCATCAAATAATGCTGTTTCGCTGTTCCAACGCTTGTATCTCCAACGAGCACCTTGATTTGGTTCAGTAGTCTTAACCCATACAGATCCTGTAGGACGTGGTGTGCCGTCATTCATTTTAAATTCTGGTACACTTGTATGTGGACTAACTTGTAGCATTGGGCTATTTGCTGTTGTTCCAGCAAGGCCTAATAGTGTAAGTAAGTCGCCGCCTGCGCCTGCGCCTGCTTGAAGTGTAATTGTTTCGTCGCTTGTAGCATCGTTAAAGATATGTACTTTGCCGTCAATTATTTCAAGTCTGCAACCTGTGTTAGCATTTGCTAACTGTACATTGGCTGCTGAAATTGTTGCTGCTAATGTTGCATCTTCAGCAATTGTATAATCTACTGCACCTACTGACAAAGTAAATGTAGCTGATCCGCCAACAAAGTTGGATGATTGTGCTGTTGAACTTGCAACTACTGCTGGCCAGCTGTCAACCCAATCACTGCTTCCTACTTCAACCCACTCGCCTAAATAGTTTTTATAAAAAACTTTAATAACGTTTGTTGTTGCTTTGATCGCATATTCGCCTTTTTGTCCTACTGACGCCTTAGGAGATCCGCTTAGTGCAATTTTTGTTGTGTCAGTAATAACAATAGGAGTCTTAACTTGGAATGTTTGTCCGTCTACTGTTGCAGCCGATGCACCGTTCCATTCAAATATGCCGTATGCTGTATTCTGTGTATCTAACCAGTTTGTTCCGTCTGCTGGATCTGCACTTGGTGCTTCAGCTGTTGGCTGTAATTGACCTAAGTCAATATCTGCTCTAGTTACGTATACTGCGTTGCTTACTCCTAAAAGTGAGTATGCTGCTTGCAGTCCGTACTCGTTAAGTTCTCCGCCGTGTACTGGATTGTTGTTTGCGTCAGTGTAAAAAATTGGATCGCCGAACTTTTCTGCAAGGTCTCTCTGCGATGTTAAAAGTACAGGTTTTTCAGCGTTAGCTTTTAATGTTGCGTCTGCCGTTCCTGAGCCACTACCGTTTGTTTTATTTTCTGCGGTAGCAACGAATATCATTGGTACAGTTCCAGGTTCTGCCGGAGTGTAAAAACTCTCGTCAATTACCTTAACCTCTACGCCTGGTGATGTTAATGCCATTTTTGATCTCCTATCTGAATGAGCTGTTATTACTATTATTTAGCATATATAATAAAAATCACCCTAATATATCACCCTAAAAAGGGATCATAAAGGGCAGCTAAATAACTGTATGCGTCCATTATGTAAAAATTGTAAGAAAAAGCCAGCAGCAATTAACTATTACAAAGATAATAAAACGTTTTATAGATCAAAATGTGAAAGCTGTGCTAGGTATAACGGGATATCAAAAGGCGTACCTCGTTGGGCAAGACACGGCTACGAAAAAAAGTCACATTGTGAAAAGTGTGGATTCAAAAGTAATTACTCTGAACAGTTTGATGTTTATCATATAGACGGTGACTTAACTAACTGTCGAGCAAATAATTTAAAAACAATTTGTGCTAACTGTCAACGAATAATTCAGAAAGAAGGTAATCGCTGGAGGCAGGGAGACTTAGTCCCCGATTTTTAAATATTGTTCTAATCAATATATCAACATTCTTTTTTAACCGTTGCAAGTCGCCATTATTGTCAATAGTGTAATCACACATCCATTGCTCAATACTCATTGAACTAGGACTCTCACTAGGTAAGTGATCTCCTCTATCTACCCAAATAGCATAATCAAATATTTCTTCATTCTGCATTGCAAAGAATTCACGTTTATTACGCAGGCCGCAATAGATATCATGTTCGTCAAATAAGTCACGCCCTAAACGTGCTAAGTCGTCTTTACAATAATTATGTATCATATTATACCATTCAGTACGATGATTGTGCCTATCTGCATAGCACTCTTCCTCATTTGCATATCCGTACTGATCTTTTAAGTCGTTGAAAATAAACAACTCTGAACAAAATTTACTTGATGATTGGAATGTATAACCGTATGTTTCTAATAGTTCACATACAGTATCTTTGCCATGACGGCCGTGGCCAACGACTAATAGTTTAGGTAACACGCATTACTCCTTATTGAATATACTTTATAGTATACACTAGATAAGGAAGTGTGTCAACCTTAATTGTTAGGGTATTTTAACCAATTAGGAAACCGTAGCCTGCGCCGCCAGCAACTTGGTTGCTCACGTCGGCTTCTAGTTTTTCCATTTCTTGTACGGCTTCTGCTTTAAGTGTGTCGCCATTAAGACTTGTTCCGCCTTGTGGTCCAGCAATAGTAGCAAACTTACTACGTGCTTCTCCTAGCATATATTTGCAGTTAGCCAATGTGTAATCTTTGATCCACTGGCTTGCAAGATAGTCTTCTAATAACTGACTATCTGGCCTATGATTATAACACATTAATAATACTTCTTCATTCGCTCTTGGACGTTGGAATAATGTAAGTTTTTTAGTTGGGGAGTTCCATTTAAATTCAATATATGATCCAAACATTCTGCCAACTAATTCTTGGT